GCAGATGTTAGAGATATATACCATCCTGAAAATTGGTCAAAGAATCCAGATTTTAGTGGGATGGCTGATTACAATAGAGCTCATGGATTTGATCCTGTTACTGGTCAATCTGGACTTAATACTCCACATAAGAATTATGCTAAGGATTTTGTCTCATTGATGCGTGGTGATCATAGCAATTCTGATTTAATATCGGCAGCTCAATCGGTATCTAGTAGAACTGGTATTCCGGCTAGATTAATATTAGACCAATGGGCTCATGAAACTGGTGGATTTAGTAGCGGCGTATTTAAGAATCTTAATAATGCCGCTGGTATAGAGAATTCTGATAAAACTTACAAGAGTTATGGTAGCATTGGAGAATTTGCTGATGACTATGCTAAAATAATTTCTTCTAAAAGATATACCAGTAAGGGAATTCTTGGAGCAAAAACTACTGATGATTTTGCCTCTTCCCTAAAAGCAGGGGGCTATTATGAAGATAGCCTTAAAAACTATGCCGCTGGTATGAATTACTGGGATTCAAAAATGAACACGGCTCAGGGAGACGTCATTATTCAGAATCAAACCATAGTAGTTCCTCCAGGAACATCTCCTGCAGAAGGAGCGGCTATAGTAGCTGAAGGAATGAGAAAACTTCTCTCTGTTAGGGATCAAATTACAATGGCCCAAACAGCTGGAGGAGCTTATCACTAATGAGTAGCGGAATATTTCTTCCTTCAGCTATTACTCTAATAGCTTCTACTTCTAGAGCTTTAGTGTTTAGTCCATCAGATCTTACTGAAGTAGATATTTCTGGAGGTCCTTGGACTCCTCCTCAATATTCTCAGCCAGCCCTTACAATTTTGAGCGTAGTTCAACCTCCTTTTACTATTAGTCCTAGACAAGGTTCTCCTGTACAAACAGACTATGTCTTTGATGCTATTTTCAGAATTAATCATCAGCGTAGATTGAGGAAAACATCTCATCCAGTTTTAACAGGAGCCAATATATCGGATCATGCTTATCTCGAACCCTCAAGGGTTACATTAGAGATTGGCATGAGTGATTCGATGGCTTCTTATTCTAATGGTGTGTGGACAGGTTTTTCTACTAAAAGTATATCAGCTTGGCAAGTTATCAAGGGTTTTGAGGTTAATAAGACACTGATAACTCTTACTACTAGATTAGACACATATGTAAATATGCTGGTAGTTGAAGCAACTGCTCCAGATGATCACAAAACTAAGCATGCTTTAAAGGCTACGATAGTTTTAGAAGAGTTACTAGCGGCTAGCGTACAGTCTGTACCTCCTGTTAGTGCTAGGAATCAAACAACTGGAAGCACTACAAATGGAATAGTTCAATCAACAACTCCAAATTCATCTCAAGTTCAGCAGAACGTGATTCCATCTTCTTTATATCCTGATGTTCAAACTTATCCTCAAGTTCCGGGAGCCGGTAGCGTTAGCAGCAATAGTTTAAGCAGAGTAACTCCATAGTGAGGTAGCTATGAGTCTTCAAGTAATTCCTTTATCTACCTCTCCTAATCAATCATTTACAGTACAGCTTACTGTTGATGGATCTGCCTTACAGCTTAATGTAACTTTGAGCTATAACCAAATGGCAGGATACTGGATACTGAGTATCTCAGATATCAATAATAACTTGTTGATAGACTCTGTCCCTGCTCTTACAGGAAGCTATCCTGCGGCTAATATATTAGAACAGCAAGCCTATCTTAGAATAGGTAGCTGGTACATAGTCAATGTTTCTAATATAACGCCTCAGTCCGGTTCTGAAATTGGTTATGGAGAAGGATTTTACGGAGCTGGTCCATATGGCGGTGAAGCCGGTCTTGGTGGAACTGATTATCCGAATGACACTAATCTAGGAACAGATTTCCAATTATGGATCGATGATACTCCTACGGTATAAATTGAGATTAAATGTGCAACATACGGATGATTAATTATACCTTGTAATATTGCACATATGACCCAAGTATTCTCCGGGTTTCATTAAAGATAACTCTAGGGTATCATATGGTGATAAAATATGGGTACACCATCAACTACTCCTTTCTTTGGTAGAGCCTGGGCTCTTACCATTACTCCCAATGCTGGTCCTAGCGCAGGGACTCCCATAGTTATATCTACTGATGCTTTTGAGCCGGAGGCCTTAAGAATATCTTTTGATATCCGACAGGTTGCTTTTTCAGCCTTTTGGCATGCTGAGATCATAGTATATAATGCTAATGGTCCAATATCTTCTGGACCTTCTAAAGGAGTTAATCTTTATCAGGCTATAATCCAAGAAGGAGATATGGTTACATTGTCTGCTGGCTATCAAGCAGATTATAAGTTTCCTGCAACTCCTCCAGTTATCTGGAACGGTCCGATCTTTTATACCATACAAGATAGAGAAGATGTTGTTGATCAGAGACTTATAATTCATTGTCTTTTAAATAGAGCTTTAACTACTCAAAATTTCTTAAGTGCTACGCTTCCAGCTAGATCTACTCAGTTTACTCAGGCTCAGTTTATAGCTGAAAATGCCGTTATCAAAATAGGATTAAATCAAACTCAGATTCAGTCTGCTCTATCTGCTGCTTTTCCACAGAGAGGGTCAACTAATCTTCCTAGGGCTAAAACCTATTTCGGTAACCCTCATCACTATTTAAATAAATTAGCTGAACAGAGTAACTGTCTATCTTGGTTTGACGCTACTCACTGGAATGCTGATTCTCTTCAAAAGCCTTTAGGAAACCTAGTAGCTACCTATGCTCCTGTTGTAATAGAAGGACCTCCTCCTAGAATCACAGATAACATCAAATTTAGTTTAATAGGTCAACCCCAACAGACTCAACTTGGGGTTGATTTTAGGGTCTTATTAGACCCAACTGTACAAGTAGTGGCCCCACTGGTTCAGGTTGCAATTGCTTCTCAGTATATTAGACAAGCTCCAATAGGATACCCTCTTTCTGCTGGAGGCTTTCCTCCATTGCCGCTTGTTGATCAGTATGTTGTTATTGGGGTAAGATTCTGGGGAGACACTAGAGGAAATCCTTGGTATTTAGATATTACTGGAGCAGCTCAGATTCAAACAGCTATTCAATTGCTTGGGCAAAATGCTCAAGCTGATGCCACAGGTAACTAGCATGCTATCTATTCAAGAAAGACTGAAGATATTCACCGAGCCTATTGAAGGGTCTGCTTGGCAATGGGCCTGTGCGCTTAGGAACTCTATACCTGGGATAGTTAAGTCATTTGATCCTATTGCTCAAACTTGCGTAGTTCAAGTAGCTATTCAAGAAGTGGTTCTTAAGCCGCCTCCAGTTTCTTCACAAGTTCCTAATCCAGGTACGACTCAAAATATTCCAGTAACTGAATCTATTCCACCATTAGAAGATGTACCGATTGCCATGATGAGAGTACCTGGGTGGTCTCTTACTTTTCCCATAGTTGAGAATACTGAGTGTCTTCTTATTTTTGCTGATATGTGTATAGATGGATGGTGGCAAAATGGTGGAGTAAATCCTCAGTATGATAGAAGGCGGCATGATCTTTCAGATGCTATTGCTTTTTTTGGTCCATGGTCTCAGCCTAATAAACTCACTGACTATTCCACTACCTCTGTACAACTTAGGTCTGATGATCTTTCAGTGGTGCTTGACTTTAGTGTTTCTGGACTTACTGCTACGGCTCCTAGGATCACTCTTATCTCTCCAGAAATAGATGCTAAATCTTCTGGAGGAACTCCTTTAGCTTTAGTTAATGATAACTGGTATCAGTGGTACATTACTTATATTCAACCGTTTTTAGTGTCTAAAGGTTATGCCGGTCCAACGCCTCCAGTTAACTCAGAAACTACCGTCTTGAAGGGGGTTTAATGGCTACGATAACAGTTAGAGCTATCGATCCAGTCACGTTTAATCCTCTTCAAGGAAATGGTCAAAATAACTTCATTGCTGATTTAGCCGCCGTGACTCAAATAATTAATACTAGACTGAGACTTTTTCAAGGAGAGTGGTTTCTAGATCTATTAGATGGTCTTCCATTATTTCAGAGCATACTAGGTTCTTCTGGATCAGTGAACAATCTTAAAACAGTTGTGAACCTGATATCTAGAAGAATTAAGCTCTCTCCATATGTTACTGGTGTTCTTAACGTACAGGCTAGCTTCTTGAATAGAAAATTTTCTTTTTATGCTGAGGCTGCTACAGTATTCGGAACTGTTTATGTTACTAATTCACCAGGATCGTCAGCTTCTTTAACAGCCACTAGTTAAGAGGGCTAGATATGCCATACTCTCCACCGGTAGTAACAGCGGCTGGACTAACGGTTCCTTCTTTCAATGATATCCAGCAAGTTCTCTTAAATCTTTATCAGACTATATACGGCGCAACTACCTATCTTGGAAATGATTCAGCTGATTATCAGTGGATTTCTGGAGTAGCCCTTAAGCTTAGTGATAACTGTTCTCTATGCGAATTAGCTTATAATCAGAGATCTCCTCTTACTGCTATTGGATCTGGATTAGATAGCATCGTAAAAATGAATGGAATAGCTAGACTTTCTCCTTCTTTTTCTTCAGCTATTTTAGTTCTTTCCGGTGCTCCTGGTACTCCTATTAATAATGCCGTAATTTCTGATGAGAATGGAATCCTATGGTCACTTCCTTCTGTAGTTACTATAGGAGGAGGCGGTACGGTTGGTGCTGTTGCTATTTGTCAACAGAGTGGAGCTATTAGTGCTGCTCCAAATACTATTAAGTTTCCTATTGGAGGATTTACTGCTGGTTGGACTTCAGTAACTAATCCTAGTGCGGCATTAGTAGGAACTGTTCCAGAGGCTGACTCTCAGTTAAGAGCTAGACAATCTATATCAGTAGCTCTTCCATCTGAAACTAGATTAGCTGGAACTCAGGCCGAAATTGAAGCCGTCCCTGGTGTAACAAGAACTAATGTACTAGAGAATCAGACATCAGTGACAGATAGTTTCGGTAATGAAAGCCACTCAATGACAGCCGTGGTTGAAGGTGGAACTGACTTAGCCGTAGCTACCGCTATATTTACTAATAGAGGCATTGGCTGCAATACCCAAGCAGCAACAGTTCCTGTTATGACTATTGTACCTGTTACTGATCCTAATTCAGGAAACGTAACTAACATTGGATTCGTAAGGCCGGTTTATGAGGAAATTTATGTTAGTCTAACAGTTCATGGATTGACAGCTGGATTTAACTCAGCTACTCAAGCAGCTATAATACAGGCTTTAGTAACTTATCTTAATAGTCTTGAAATTGGTGAGGAAATTACTCAGTCAGCTCTTTATGGGGCCGCTCTTGCAGTGATGCCTAATCTTCAAAGACCTCTGTTCTCTATAACCGCTCTTACACTGGGGCTCGCCCCGGCGCCAGTAGGAACTACTGATATTTCTCTACTGTTTTTCCAAGTAGCTCAAGGAATTTCAGCTAATATTGTATTGACGGTGGTGTAGATTGTCTACTCCAATTCAGTTACTAACTCAAGGATACTATTTAGCCAGATTAACATCTGAGTATAATCAGGCTGATCCGTTCAAGCAGTGGATGCTTGGAGTTCTTAACATTGCTCAAGATATATCTAATTGTTTAGTTCAGATTGAATCATCTTTTGATCTTGATTATGCTATAGGAGTTCAGTTAGATGTTCTTGGTGCAATAGCCGGTGTTTCTAGAACAGTTCCATTTCAACCGAGCGGTGGCGTTAGTCCTATTCTAGATGATACTACCTATAGACTCTTGATTAAAGCTACCATAGCTAATAATCAATGGGACGGTAAGATTGGTAGCATGTATCCAATCTGGGCTGAACTTTTTCCTGGTGGACACATTACTATTCAAGATAATCAGAACATGACAGCTAACATTATTATTACGGGAACTTTTACATCTATCATTCAAGATATGATTACTCATGATATGATTGTTCCCCGCCCACAAGCTGTTCAGTATTTCTATTTCATTGGTGGTTTGCCATTCTTTGGATTTGATTTAGAGAATGCGTTTATTCAAGGATTTGACACTGGAAAATGGAGCTAAGTTATGCCAGGTAGCACAAATTTTCAACAATGGAATCCTACCCAAGCTAACCAGGAGACTGATGCAGCTTATTTGGCTGATCCTCAAAGATCTGGAGGAGCCCCTAATGGAGTAGCTTTTCCTTCACAAACTGGAAATAAATTATTCTACCAAGTTAGTACAGGTATCACTGCTCTAATGCAGATGATGGCTACTAAGGGATTTACAGTAAATGATTCTAATATAT